TTTTTGAGATAATCCATACTGATACTCATCAATAGGATAATCATTTGTTTTGTACAGAGTTAACAAATAATGAAATGGTAACTCAATAAATTGAATTGCGCGCTCTTCGCACGCTGATTTAAGTCGGCTAACACAACTCTGCGCAAATGCAGGGGTGTGCAAAAAGATTTCTCTCTGAAAAGCCGACAACTTATCAGACAGAACTTGATCTGTTTCCTTTGTACAATCAAAAAATGACAATGTGCTAAAAATAGTACTTAAATCTAAAGGCCCTACTACATCTTGTATATAAGGGTGAAAAACAAATGATCTCTTGAGAAATGTTAATTCATCAATCCTTTGAAACGGAGTGGCGATGGGTTTTTTCTTAGAATCGGTAAAATCCATACCGATACTAACAAAAAACTCTTTCATCGTCACAGCGTTCAAATGATCAGCAAACTCATCTTTCAAGAGAACATTAAGCTTATCATCCCCATACACAAAATCTACTATGGTACTAGTATATAATGAAACAGTTGGTTTTTTGAGATGTTTTATACTGCGGTAAAACCACATCGCAGTATAAAATCTATTTACTAGACTATTAAGAATCGCAGTTAGAAAACTCCCTGAAGGCATAGAGTGAGTGGTCACAAACGTGTCGTCTTGTACGGCAACATAACAATGTATTATGTTTCCTATGACAAAATCAACAAGTTTGGAATCACCCTTAAACTTAACCTTCAGAATGTCACCAATAGCATTCTGTACCTGAGGTAACATTGCTCCATCCCACTTAGCAACGTCTCCTGCCCAACTATAATCCTTCCTAAGAATAGAATATAGCCTTGACCAGTCCTTATATGGGTTAACTCCCACCATAATTTGATTGGACCACCTCTCTTTTACTATCTGCTCGACCATATTTCCAAAAACTGTTTTTGTTAACAATTGCATTGATAGTTTCGAAACTCTAAAACTTCTTGGGAGTACTTTTTCAGTACCTCTCAATTCATCTTTTAGAGTTTCAAACCATATCAAATCCTTTGTCTCCAATTTTCCTGAATTAACCCTAGCTAAGAAATCATCATATTCACCTTTAAAAGGCTCCTTCAACTCTCCCTTTTCATAGTCTATGCACTCCTCCTTTGTTTTAGGAGTATACAGACCATTACTTGATTTTCGATTTATTGCTGCCAGAACACTAGTTCCTGAAATAACATCACTCATTGATAACGGTTCAAAGTCATCTATCAGTGACATCATCACAGATTTACCAAATTCTATCTCTTCTGCATCAACACTCTGCACTGCGGTAAACGACTTCTTTGCGACGTCTTTTACCGTGTGCGGACCATTAACACTTAATTGAGCTGGAACGCGAGAAATCGGAAATACTCCATGTAATGGAGTTGGGATATAGTTTGTCTCCTTCGGAACGTGAACGTGATGATTTTCTGCCAGTTTTATTCCACTAAAATCTGGTATGTCTTTGTCACTCATGGTCGCATTGATATTAAAAGTGAAGTCATTCAATATATTGAAAATTGTTGTTTTCGTTTGTTCAGGTACTCTTATCGCCGCTCCTACATCTTCTTCCGAACTACCAGCGACATGCAATCCGATAAATTTCCCACCGTCACTCAAGACGACACCTCCACACAAGCCTGGATATCGAAACTTATAAAAAACGTCACTTGGCTTCAAGTAATTAGAAAAGACTTTTCCCCCTTTCGTCAAAGAATATAATGTTGGAATTTCAATAGGTTTAGCTGATAACTTATCCAAAGATAGCACCCCCATAGGGTGAACAAATTTGGATTCTTTAACACTAGACCCATCTAAATTCGAAAAAACATGTGATATATTCTTAAACGGAGTTGGAAAATTTCTTGGTAGTGCCCACACAGCGATGTCGCTCTGCGCACACTTAAATTCTAATTTACAAAAAGCATTGTCGATTATTATATGTTTCAATTCTCTATTCTTATATGCCGTCAAATAACACTCATTAGCCCCTGTTGCATGGCTAATTGTTATTACATGTCGTCCTGACAGTAAGCCAATACACTTCTCACGCATATTGCCTACCACCATGTCAATTTCGAAAACCTGTTTCTTCACCGTATTTACAGTTGGATGAAGACGCGCGTTTTCCTCCGCGTGTTCCTTAATTAGCTCTGTAAAGCTCTCCGGAATGTAGCCGTTAACTTTCAAAAATTTTTGTGTCCCCCACTCGACGAGAGACACAATTACCATTGAAATTATCGATGCTCCTAACACTACAATCCACTTTTCCCAGTCAACATTCACATCCAACACCCAAGCCGCCATCTTGGACACCATATCACTGAAAAAATTGCTGCTCACTTCTAGCACGTACTTGAGATGATCCCAAGCACCACTAAAAACTCCGCTCGTCCAGTCTGCGATTGTTTCTCCTGCAAAACGATCCTGAATCGCAACTGGCGCGTCATTTAACCCTAGATCTGCAAATCCCTCATTAAACAACCTATCTATCTCCGATAAATCACCCTCAGTCATCGTATTAGCCACTACATGGTCTTCCTTGATTTTCAAGAAGATTGAAACAATCTTCTTCATCCAAGCTAAGACCAAATTTTGGTTAGTAGTTACAACTGTGGTCGGTAAGACTACCCGCTGGTTCAACATCTCTACCATAAATTCATTCGGAAACCCTTGCATCCACGCCTCTCTTACTGCATCATAGTACGAAAAACAAACTGACCGCCTATCAAACCTGAACACATAGCCTCTTCTCCACAAGGCTCGGATATCTGCTATCCCGTCTGATCTCAGCAAACCATGAAGCTTAGTAAATTCGTTCGTTGTTAAGAACAACAATTTACTATCAAAAAACTTAGTGTCTTTCAACTCCGCCGACGCACAGTCCAGCGGAAGCTTCACCGGAGCAACCATATTGATTACGGTTCTCCACTGAGAAATTCCCTGTTGTCCTACATCATCCATCAAAAATATGTCTTCCGAACCATACATATCATAAAAATCCTTACCGTCAGTCGATGTCTTGACTGTGTGAACATACGAACTCATGTTCATGATTCCTATCAGCTTATTCATGATTACTGATTTTCCTACACCGGGAGGCCCTTCAAAAACAAAACAACTAGGTTCTACCCTAGAAGTCTTCTCATATGAAGTTGTCATCCTCACCAGCCTACGAAAATCAGCGAAAACGGCTTTTGCTGACGGAGATCTTCTCTCCCACTCGCTCACTCCGCTCTCCTTATCCAATCTCTCCGACAAGTCTCTTATCCTTACTCGAAACGTATCCCTCAACATAACATGCTTGTCCATATTATATTCTTTCAAGATACTTTCACACTCTTGACACAATGCATAAGTGCTAACTGAGAACAAACTTTTAAAATAATCCTTAAATGTCTGTGGCATTTCAAATGGTAAATACGATAGTACTCCATTCAAAAAGTCACCTACACTCACGAACAATTTATAAAAACCCGTTGCATCATCTAACACTTTAGATTGAGTAAAAGTCGAGATACGCTTAAACACTTCAAATAACCCCTTTGGTAAAAACATTGATGCTGCTGATATCAAAAGAGCAATTGGAATTGTTTCTGCTCTCCATTGTGCAAGAATACCTTTGGCGTTCAAAAATATTCTCGCACACTCTAACAATAAATCCAATATTATTGTTACTGCACATCCCACTGTTGTTGTGTGAGATATCGCCAACACCTTCAGACACAGTGATCCCAAACCCATCAATAAATTGGTAGCTTCAGGAGTCGCTGCGACTGTTTTGGCCTTACTCAGCGCTTCAGTTACCTGAAACGCTATCCGTATATTCGATAGAAAACTCCCAATCACATCGAACACACTCTCTGCTCCCCACAGAATTGACTTGCAAATTTCCTTCGCCTGCGCTCTCTCCACGCCCACTACTTTAAACTTACAACTCTTCAATTCTACGTACAACCCGCTCCTACTTCCAAACTCCTTTGCAGAAATCTGAAAACACACTCTCTTGTTCGCGTCAACCCAATAGTATGGGTCCTTACTCACTTGAAAAAACTTTAAAAATTTTGCCATATTGCCTTAACTTATCTTATTGTATGAAAATTAGTAGAAAATTTAAAATGAAATTTGAAAATATTTGAAAAATTTGACAGATTAACTTGCTCAAGGTTAACCCGGGGTTGGTATATGGTTGGTTTGCAATGGTACATTTAGATCATTGCGACCGGATCTCTCTCCGGTGTCATGGGCAGGTTCCCCATTCAGCACGCGACCAACATTTTTTACTTAGAAAATGTTGTGGCACGTGCAACCGTCAAAACGCAGTAACTTTTCACTTTCTTCTCTGCTTCCTCTTGATTGCTGATATCCTAATGCCCCGTGGGAATTGAAGTGTTTTCACACTCTGTGCTTGCGCACCCACTGACAGCCACTAATATCTGGTTGAACCTACACTACAAAATTACAAACCGGGTGGATTACCAAAATGCTTTGCCGAAGCGCTACTGAAGAGCACATTCCAGCCCCCCATTCCGTATTTGGTTTCGTAGTTACAATCAAAAATATTCAAAGATTACTTGCCAGGATAGTTACGTGGATCCTGCTGAGATTTAACACTGTCGATCGAAGTTTTCTCCCACAATCTTGCGATTGCTCCGCGAGACGTTTTTGCTTCCGGTTCAATCATGCTGAGCGCATGACCCTTCCCACGCACGCTACTGTTTACGTATACTAACTTCAATAGTGTCAATTGAAAAAAGAAAAATAAAAATTAAAATGTTTTTGGTGCATCAAAAATGCTTTTATGTTTTGAAATAAAATATAAATGAAATTAAGAAAGTCTAGAATAATAGTAAGAATTAAAAGTCTCAGTACTGGTTGAAATTACTACATTAGAGGAACCAGCAACTGTCAATCTAGAAGGAAAAGTAAGAATTACTGTTTGCATTGCCCTAACTTTGGGTGCCTTGACTTGGAACCCATATCTACTCTCATCTGTCAAACCTACATGAAAACAAAATTCTGCATTATCAGAAAGTAAAGTCGTATCCAATCTGCTATAAACTAAAGAACCCATAGAGGATGTATAGCGATCGGCATTTTGTGTTGAAATAAAACTAAAAGGTGAATAATTAGGAATAGTAAACTCGAATGTCTGTTCATTATAATTATCAGCTCCAGAACGCAACTGATAAGGCAAAGTAGCTTGCGCATTCGAATCCATAATAAATAAAGCATTAAAAGCCGGGTCATCCGGCACTCGAGAAATAATATGATTGTTTTCAGTCAAACGATAAAAAGAACAAGGAGGGATATAACGCATCATGCCACCACCTGCAACACCTCTCACGGTGACTTGAATTTTAAAACCTCCATTAAAACCATAAAATAAATGACGTAAAACACCTAAAGAATTGGGTGAATCGACTATATCAGCAAGATTAAAAAATTGGGTTGTGAAATTAACAGGCATTGATCTAACGTAACTAGGTTGAACGCGGCGTACATAATCACGTACAGAATACATTGGTTTAAAATCGATTGCTCGATGATCCACCAATGCGTCCTGAACGTCATTAAGTACTCCTTGTTGGTCACTTGGGGCCAACAAAACTGATGCAGATTCGGCCTTGAACAAAGCTGGATCAATGTTCAAGACTTCAAATGGATCAGTCGCGTAACCATAGTAACAAAAATCATCTCCTGCTGAAAAATAAACATTAAACTCTGCAAAATCGGGACCCGAACCCGTAGAAACTAAAGGCTGCAATAAATAAATATAAACCATACCGTGCTGACCTGCGTTTGCCCACAGATCCTTCGTACACTCTATCTGGTCCAATGGTGAACAAAAAGGTAAATCAACTGTCTGTGTTTGACCACCCCCGCTAAATTCAATAGCGGAAGTAGGCAAATTCAAAACTGAATAAAAAGGAGGAATATGATTATAACCATTAGCTGGACTAGCTCCGTATACCTTAACAACTAAAAGTTTTAAATATTGAAAATTTGACATTGATGCTTGAATGTGCATCTTAAGAGATCCTCGCCAATAGCGAGATAGTTCATAAAAAATTCGAAGATTACTACTAAAATATCTATTTGTTTGTGTATCAAAAGCTGTCTGATTGCGTGTTTCTACCATGGGTGAAATGGGTGCCGAATAAAGTAATCTACCTTCCAAATCCGCCGTATTAACGAAAAAAGATCCGTCATATGCGGGTTTAGAAAGTAAATACTTCATCGACATCTCATCCACAGTAGTATGAAAAATTGGTTCCTGGGTGATTCGATCAAATTGTGCATGCTGATCGAGTTTTTCGAAAAAATTTGGTTGATCTACGTTGTTTACAAAATTGTAATCGGTAGTAATGACTCTTTCTCCTATAGTTGAGTTATTAGGGTTGTGAAATCCTGTGACAGATCTCACGCCTTGCCTAACTGAATCGATAAAGTCGTTAGTGATGGTTTTAACACCATTAGCGACCCCATCGAACAACTTAGAAGGAATTTTCATTATTTCACTAGATGATTGTGCAATCCAAGCGGTCTGCACATCATTGGGAACATAAAACTCTGACTCTTCAAAAATAACATGAACTGAAACTGAAAGACTTGTTGAACCACCAGTCGGAACTCCCATCCGATTGATGACTGTGATTGCGATTTTGGCATAATTGACTGCACTAAAAGAAACCACTTCGTCTGTAAATAAAGCACGTGATGAAAGGAGTTTTTCTCCTTTATAAAATGGAATTTCGACTGCACAAGGGGTGCTCTCGTTTGGAGCTAGAAAAACATGAGGTGATTGAAGACGCTGATTCATTGATGTTTGAGGATACAAATCTGAATATGGTGTGACATTTGCCAAAAGAAGACCTGAATGTTGAGGGGTTCCCGCTACCTGAAGTATGGCGCGAGCACGTAAACGAAAAAGACTAGACAATTTAAAAGGATCAATTGCAATACCAGTTAGAGCACTGGCAGGAAAAGGAATTGAGCCGATTTCTGCACCTGGAAGTTGTGCATTATTCCAGGTGAAGACTCCAGCAAGAAAAGGTTTATTTAATAACATAGAAAAATCCATTCTCATCTCTTTTGGCATAGATGTAAGTGGAGGAAAAGTGTCATAAGTTAAAGGCGATTCTATCGCATTATTGGTCCTTACCGAAGAAAAATTTTTTGAATATTGATTGGTAACATTGTTACCTGAATTTGTATTATTTGTATTTGCGATACTAATTACTACAATAGCATGTGAAGTATCAATTGAATGCTAAGGGGGTCAGGCCAGACCCTAAATATTTATATCATGTTACTTTCCCTACCCTATTTGGCCCAATAGTTATAAGTGGTATATATACATAAAATGAAAATTGTGACTGTTAGTCACCACTCTTGCTTATAATTTTATTAGAAACTGATAAAGCAATACAGTTTCTATGAGCTAGCTATTAAGAAATATCGATAGCTCAATCAATATTAATTTTATCTTATAATAATTACATAAATTAAAACACACACGTTGGCTCCTTTTCCTAGAT